CAGATTTACAAATATTTGTTTCATGTGATCTATAAAAATACATTATTTGATGAATACTTTTGATAGGCATATGTTCTAATATCTGAATATGAAAATCCAAATCTTCACACATTCTATAATTTTCATTTATAGTACATTTATCTAATAATGTTGATCTAAACATCATTCCACCAGCATAACCAACACCATTTATATGACCATCTAAAACATCTTTTAATATCCATTCTTTTGGTCTTTTGATAATTTGTGTTTTTTTACCAAATCTTTTTAATTCACAGCATGTCGCTCCAATTTCTGGATTTTCTTCAAGCATTTTTACTTCTTTTTCAATCATTTTAGGACTAAAGTAATCATCACTTCCCAATCTCATGATATATTTTCCTTTAGCAAGTTTAAATGCTTTACTAACTGTTTTATTCATTCCCAAATTAACTTCATTTTTATATAATTTAATCTTATTAGATAATTTAGTTATATAATCATAATTTGTTTTTGGAGAACAATCATTTACAGCAATGATTTCTACATTTTTATATGTTTGATTTAATATACTTTTCAAACATTGATTTAAATATAAAGGTAATCATCTATCATTTTCTTATTCTTTGCTAAAACTATTTTTCTTTGTCTTTTGATTCTTTCTTTATATCTTGAATTTCTACTTAAACTTATATTATTTTCATGAGCAATATAATTACTATCATGTGATGATGTAATTATATTACAATGAATTAAATATTGTGTCAAGAAGAATGAATCCTCACCATAATCTAATTTTGTATCAAATTGAATTTTATTTTCTTTTATAATTTTTGTTTTAAATAATTTATCAGTAACCATATGATATTGCGTAAATAAATCATATTCTACCATAGGATAATATGAAATATCTCGTTTAGATACCCAATTTCTTTTTTCTTTACCATTACTATCTAATAAAATTCTTCTTCCACAAACCAAATCTGAATTTGTTTTTTGTTGATTATTATATGAATTTTCACAAAATTCTGGATTTATATAATCATCACTATCTACAAAAACAATAAATGCTCCAGAAGATCTTTGTATTCCAATATTTCTAGCGAAACTAACTCCATGATTTTTGATATCAATAATTTTTATCCTGCTATCTTTTTGTTTATATTCATTTAATATTTTTAAAGAACTATCTGTAGATCCATCATTAATACAAATAATTTCTATATTCTTATATGTTTGATTTATAACAGAATCTAAGCATGTATGTAAATATTTTTCTACATTGTATACAGGTATAATTATTGATATTAAAGAATTTTCCATATATTTTCCTTATAATATAACTTCTTGTGTTCCATTACCATATAATCTTGATAAATTACTCAACTGATAATTAGCAGTTTCAAATCCTTTTGATAATGAAATATACTTATTTCTTACTAAAGCAATTTCATTTATAATTTGTTGGATAGCAACGATTTCTGGTTGCCCTTCAATATAAATTTTGATATCAGAACTTGATAATGCCCTTTGATAATTTTCTAAAAACTTTTTATAAAGTTCTGATTTCATTTGTGTAAGTTTAATTTCAAAATGTTTTAAAATTGCTTCAAGCTCTTGTAATTGTGATAATCTATATTCAAAATTAGATGATAATTCTGAAACACATTTACCAAAATTTCCTGTAACTTTAACTTCCTTCCTTGCTTCTTCATATTGTTGATTAAAATATTCCAATGCTTCTGGAAGTGCATTTTCATTTTGCTTAATTGCTTGAAAGTAATTTCCTACCATTGTTAAAATACTCCATATTTAATAATTGCACATAAAGCGGCAATTCCTGTTACTATTATAGGCGCTAACATTTTACCACTCTTCCTCTTCTTCTTCGTCACCGTAATTTTCTTTAATATATTTTTTGATGTTCTTAGATATCCACATTTCTTCATTGTCTTCTGCATACTGTTGAATCTCTTTCAAATCAACATCTTCATCAACTAATAAATTTAATGCTGCGAAAAATGCTTCTTCTCTTTCATTTGGTTTTATATATTCAAGCATCATCATAATCAAAGAATAAACTGCATCCGTTTCCATTTTATAATCTCCTCATAAAATTTTCAGTTTTATTTATTCTTCAGATTTTTTCTCTGCATTTTTTAAAATTTGATCTACAGTTTTTTCACTTTGAGATACTTCCATAAAATCTTTCATCATTACATCATAATCTTCATTAGTAATGTTTTTACGGAATTTCTTGAATACTTCTTTTCCATCTTTAGGTGATTTATAGACATATTGATTACCTTCTTTAACTAATAATCCTTTTGCTTCAAATAAGTCAAACAAACCTGAATATGGATTCATACCTGTTGTATAAGGAATTTGAACTTCAACTGATTCAAAACATTTATTCCAATTGGATTTATAAACCTTACATTTAGAACGAATACCAACTACATCACTATCAGCTGCACCTTCTACACCACCTTCAACATCTTTTGCTTTCAATTTTAACTTATTCATTTGAAGAATTTGTGTTGTCAAAAAGATAAGTTTTTGACCACCAGGAATTACATCATCTGAATACATATCAGTTGTTGCATAAACGTGGTTAGTAACCATACAACCCATTTTAGTTGAAGCAATATTAGAGAGAATATTATTAACCATCTTTGTAATAGCACCTGCTCTACGCATACCATCTGTCATTGACATTTCACCTTCACCAAATCTTTGGATTTCATCATTAGCATATAATGCACCCAATGAATCAATAACAAATAATAATCCAGATTGTTCTTCCAATGGAATATCAGCATTTTGCTCTTTATAATCTTTTGCTGCTAATGTAACAATCTGCATAACATTTTCAATGCTGTTTGTTTGTAATCTTTGTAACAATGGATTTTCTGGGTCAATACCAATATTTCTCATCCATACTTCATCTAAACGGTCTTCTGTATCAATCAAGATAACTGGAACATTTTGTCTCAAAGCATCTTTAACAACATTACCAGAACAAATATATGATTTACCAGAACCTGATGAACCTGCCAACATATTAATCTTTCCATCTAATGGAAATGCTTTATTAAAATCTTGTGTTAGTAACCAGTTCAATGCATAACATCCTGAACTGAACCAAACTGTTGGCTTTGTAAATCCAAAAGAAATTCCTTCAATGGATTTGTTGATATTTTTTCTCAATTTACTTAAATCAAATGGTTTCATATTATTTTTTCTCCTTCAATGTTCGTATTATAACACAATTTATCAATATATCAATATTATTTTTGAAATAAATCAGATACACAAACTGTTGAATATTCTTCTTTTATCCAAGGCCCTGGACCAAACAATTTAGTTGGAATATTTTCATATTTTTTTATAATCTCATCATTTTTTATATTCCAATGATTTGATATATTATCAATAGTTCCGTCCTTTTTCAGATAATTCAACCATCTTCTTCCAGAATTTGTAGTTGTTATATTTGTAATAGGTCTTCCTTTGTATGTATATCCAGATGACCATAATTTTAATAAATTACTCAATGTAATTCTTTTAGCAGAACCACAAAATCCACAACAAATTATTGTTCTAATTGGAAAACAATTTACTATTATTTTATCATATAATTCTGGATGTTTATTGTTGTATATAGACATCAATTTATCATAATATTTCGCAAAAGTTTTTATATCCCTTTCACATTGATCACTAATAAATTTTCTTTTTATTGCTAATTTTTCTTGTTCTAATTCTTGAATTTTAAAATCAATTTTAGATAATTCTTCTCTAATATCCATAAAGACCTCCTTTAGTTATTTGTTGTATGGTATAACAAGTAGAGTATAAATCACCATTTGTATAATTATTTATAAAATGGGTGGTTTGATATCCACCACCCAAATTATTTTACTTATTCATATTCAACTTTGCCATTATACTAGCAACTGTATCTTGTGCTGTATTTGCTTGAACTGTTTCCACATTTTGTTTAATAATTTGTGGTGCAGTTGGTTGTTGAACTTGAACAGGACTATCTACTAACATTTGTCTGTTCTCTGGAGCATTATAACCATTCCAGTTTGGTGCTGTACCAGCTGTTTGAGTTGTAACCTGAACTTGTGAAGGTTGAACATAATGTTCTTGAATATAAGCATTTTCACCTTCTGCTACAGGATTATATGCTGGTTGTTGATAAGGCATTTGTTGAACGAATGCTTGTTGAGGTTGTGGTTGAGCATATGTTTGTTGAGGAATTTCTGTTCCTAAATGCGAAGTTGCTTCACCTTCCTTCAACTTAACATTACCATCTTGGTCAAGACGAATGTTGTCTGGACGGAATGTCGATGCCCAATTCTTTATATCATATGGCATACCATCATAAGAAGCATTGTACATAGCCAACATTACTTCTTCCTGTTCTGCTGATGGACGTTTTGGTAAGAATTTCTTCAAATCAAATGCGCCATTTGTTTGAATATAGGCAATTTCTTGTTCTGTCAATGGAGTAATACGTGAAGACCATTTAGATTGTGTTACATAATCTTTTACTGTCTTATTAACTCCGTTGATAACAGCATTCTTTTCTGAAACTTTCAAAATGAAGTCACGACCATTTTGAACTGAACATGGAACATCTTCAATTTCAGAATCTGTCATAAATGTTTTAATCAAATTGAACAAATCTTTGTTGATTAAGAAACGGTACAATTTTGGTTCATAACCAGGACTATGAATAAATCCTTGGAACAAATAAGTAACTTTCTTACCAAATTTATTGTACAATGCTTGAGATGTTTTATCACCATCGATCCACAAACCCTTAATCTTTTGTTGAATAACATCTTCTGTTGATTTATACAAATATTCACTTGGTAAATTATCCAAACTTTGTTCATTTGATTTTAAGTTAAATGCTGGAACAGATACATAAGTATCTTTTACCATTGTTGTACCATTTGGCAACAACAAACTATCAAATTTCAATGAACGAGTGTGTCTTTCACGCCAGAAGAATCCATTTGATGGATCAGCATCCTCAATAAAACGGATACGAATTTCATCACCTGGTTTCAAATCACCAAATCTAAAAATATCATTATTACCTGTTTGATTATTATTTGCTTGAGAAGAATTCTTCTCCATTGCTGCACGCATTTCTGCTAAAGATAATGTCATATTGTTTCTCCTTTTCTTGTTATAATTTTTTGACTTTAATTTTTTGCAATGTGGGAAATATTTTTATAGATGTTACTTCCCAACCATCTTTATTATTTATACCATAATTATGATAAAATGTCAAAAATATTTTACCATTGATCTTCCATCATACGCAGTTTCTTACGCAACTTTCTTGCTGCTTCTTTTTGTTTTCTACGTCTTTTTTCAGATGGTTTCTCATAGTATTTACGTTGCTTCAATTCTTTTAAGATTGGAGCCATCATGTGTTTCAATGATGAAATAGCACGATTGACATTATTATCTTCAACGATGATAGTGCGTCCCATCCGTTTCTTTTTATTATTCCAAGCCATTATAAAATTCACCTGCCTTTCTATTTCTTTAATTTGGCTCTTATTTTTTTCATTATTTCATTGTCTTTACCCAATTCTTCCTCTAATTTTTCAACAACTAAAGGAGTCATTGACAATGATTTTATGAATGATGCTTTATCTATAATAGATTTGTCCTCATTCAATAATTGAACCAATTTTGATACTTTTAAATCAATATTATTTTTAGCATTTTCGCCTTCTCTATTGACTTCATCAATTGGTTCAGAAGAAATTTCAGGTTTAACATCTTTAACCACTACTTTTTCTGGTTCAGATTTAACTTCCTTTTTTTCTTCTGGTGTTATAATAACACTTTTTGGTTCTTCTTGCAATATTATTTTTTCTTCTTTTTTAATAGGTTCATAAGATATTGATTTAATTACTTTTTTTACTGGTTCAACATATTGCCCTGTAACAATTTTAATCCAGTCGGATGTAATCATTAAATACATAGCAAGTGTATCAAATACCATCATAATCATCACTATGAATATTATTATAGCATTATCATTTGAAGTATGCAATAATGCTGCCAAATATTTTAAGTGAGCAATAGTT